ATTAAACTCAGGTTTAACTTTCATGGCTGATTCTGGTAATCGTTATTTACAAGGAGAAGGTCAACACATCACTTACAACTTTGCATTTGATGCAATGGTTACACGTGAGACAGGTCGTGTTGAATTAATTCACTTGAAAGAATTAGACTTACCTCAAACTAACTTAGAATTTGGACAAAACAAAAAATCAACTCCAGTATTTATGGTGTTTGACGTATCTCCAATGTCTGATGGTTCTATGGTTAACAATATCCGTGAAGTACGTATGAAGGGTGCTCCTTCTATGACTTGGGGTTATATCGATGGTACTCGTCACCACTTAGGTTTTGCTAAGTCTCAAGGTATGAGTTCTGCGAACAAATTCCCTGGATATGAAATCTGGATGAAAGATCGTTGTGATGTATTCATCGAGGATTTATCTCGTACAGTATTGATTGAAGAAATTCCTCAATTCTAATAAATGCCCCTCTAAGGATAGTATCCTAAGACTGACACCAATGGTGTTTCGCAAAAAACTCAGAAGACATTCCCCCCACTTCCCAGTGGGGGAGTCTTCTAAACACAGATGGACATGTACAAGTAAATGCTGTACAGTGTTCCCTTCGATGGGAACCATCTGCAAATAAACCAAACAAAAACAACTACATATGGGTAAGATAGGAAAAATCTCTACTATTAAGAAAGAGTATAACAACTCGCAATTGCAAACAATGCAAGGTGGTCTTGCTATGAAAGGTTACACAAGAATCCCTGGTACAGGTGTATTTAAGTATCCTTACAAAGAATTAGATGGTCAGTATAGAACAGGCTTAGATCCTAACGCTAGTTATATCAGAAGAATCTCTGATCCTTTAGAAAGGGAGATGGAGATTGAAAGAGTAACAGAGTTAAAAGAAAGACTTGAGTATGCTTTGAATGTAGACTTAAATCCTCGTTCTCAGTTCTGGAATTATGGCTTATCAACATCAGTTGATGATTCTATGCACGTTCAACCAGTTAAGTTATTAGATGGTGATAACTATTTTGACTTTACATTGCCATTGCAAGAATTAGCATTCTCATGGTTAAGAGTTCATCCAACAATTGCTTCTAGCTACCAAGCTTGGGAGAGAGGTGAATTCCCTGCAGACATTCAGTATTATGTTGCTGATGATGATATTGAGAACAAGGTAATGTTTAAGAAGAAACAACTTATCAACAAAGCAATTGTTAAGTTTGATAGTATGACTCCTGAGAAGAAAAAGAAAGTGGCTCGTTTACTTGGTCTTCCAGTATCAGATGATTCCAAAGAAGAAGCAGTTTACAATCAGGTGGATAACCTATTGAAACAAACTGAATTCAAGAATGGCAAGTATCAAGGTTTGAATCCAATTGAGGTATTCAACAGATTTGCAGATATGAAAGAAAACTTACTCCATATTAAAGACTTGGTTAAACAAGCTGTTGCTCACTCAGTATATAGAGCTAAACCTAATGGTAAAATCTATGAAGGTGAATTTGAAATAGCTAAAGATGAAGATGACTTAGTGAAGTTCTTAGCAGATGAAGATAACCAGGATCAGTTGTTAATCTTAGAAGGTAAATTAAAAGGTAAAAAAATAGCTTCAATATGATCCCAGTAGATAGTTTATTATACAAGATTGATCAGAAACTAAATAAACTATCCACCAATGAGCATCAAGTTGTAAACCTAGAAGACAAAATCCTAGCTTTGAATGAAGCTCAAATCAAGCTGATAAAACAGAAGATTGATGGATGGAGTACTAATTCTGGTTATGGTATGGATGCATTTAAGAAACGTTATGAAGACTTACAAAGTCTTGTAATTACTTATAATCACCAACCTCTTACCCTAGCATTGAAGAATGCTGAACTAAATCAATGGTTTGCAAACATACATTTGCTTGATCCAGATTACATGTTCTATATAGATAGTTATGTATTGGCAAATAAAGGCAGATGTACAGATAGAAAGATATGGATTAATAGAGACTTAGCTAAGCATGGTGACTTACAGTTTTGCTTAAACAACACTCACTATAAACCTTCTTTTGAATATCAAGAGACATTTAACTTTCTGTCCTCTGATGAGATTTCTATATTTACAGATGGTACGTTTACACCAACCACTATAAATGTATCTTATATGAGATATCCTCAATATATTAATAAGACAGGATATATCATGCTTGATGGAGAACCATCATTCGATCAGAATTGTGAACTTGAGACTTACCTAGAAGATGAATTATTAGATCTGACAGTACAGAACTTGGCAATGTATACAGAAAACCAAAGTGCTGTTCAAAGCTCAATCTATAGGATTCAAACAAACGAATAATTTTTCATAACCTAAAATATAATCAAAATGGCTGATTTTTCATTAACCACGCTCTTTGTGGTTCCAGTAGGAAATACTCTACCTAGCTCTGGATCTACACAAAACTTAACAGCTGGTCAAGTAGGAATTTTTAGTAGTGATTACACAGTGGTTGACGCTGGTGACATTACAGACTATCCTTACTTCTACATTGCACAAGGTAGAGTAAATACATACTTGCAAGGATCTAAGCGTTCAGACAAAATCTCTGGATGTCCTACAGGATCTTCTTGTAAAACAAACGTAACTGAGTGGTATAAGTCTTCTGGCTGTGCTACTGCTGTGAACCAAGTTACTGATGTGGTTAATTTTACAGTAAAACCAGGTGAGATTATCACCTTGACTTTACGTGGCTTCTCTAGCTATTTAAACACATTATACTTCAATGGTTTCACTCGTTCTGTAACAGTTAATGCTCCATGTTTAGCATGTGGTGATAATCCTTGTACAGACGTTGATGTTCCACAATTGATTGATTCATTAATCCTTAAGTTGGAATCTCATGCACCTGGTGACAACCCAGATAACATCTACTTAACTCAGTTCTATCAATTCCAAAGAATTGGTAATGATCAAAACGCAATCTTACGTATCACTGGTAAACCATTGACTAAATATGGCCAACCTTGTGACGTTGCTGCATTCCCTTGGGAGTATGACAGATTCTATTTCAGAACTTTCATCTTCGCTGGTCCTGCAACTACTGCTGACTTCATCGTTGCTGATCCTTGTAACAGAGTGGCTGAGCCTGTAATTACACAACGTTCTAACTATCCAGTTGGTACTTCTGCTGAAGTTCAACAATTAGAGAAGAACTTCTATAGCTACCAAGCTGGTTACTTAAAGCATTTATACAGAATGAATGGTTACAACGAGAACTTTGAGTCTTGGGTAACTGATGGTACAATCTATGATTTGTATTACATCCAATTCAATGAGTATGATAGATCTGCTTACCAATGGGGTGATTACATTATGGAAAATAGCACTGTGATAATTGCTGTTCCTCAAGGTGAAACAACTGACATTGAAGAAATATTAGTAGCTGGTTTAGGACCTGTAGCTGGTGACACTGTATGTGTTACAACTACTAGCACTACAACTACTGTATGGCCTAGCACTTCAACAACAACTACTTTGATTCCTTAATTGGAGTAGTATCATATTAACCTATGCCAGAGGGTGAGAGGATATCTCAAATCCTCTGGCATTTTTATTACAATGAACCATGACATTAGATTTTTTAGTAATTAATACTTACAGCACTGAGACTCTAGCAATAGCTGATGTTTCTGTATATGATACAGATCCACCTAATGTTAGTTCTCCCACTATGCAAATCACTGTGCCTGGTTATACTGTTCCTGTTTCTATTCCTTTTAATGTTCAACAAATAAATACTTATAACTCAATTATATTGGGTTTAACTGCTTTTCCTGCTACTTGTCCTTTACCTGATGGTGTATATTACTTGAAGTATTCAGTAGCTCCAGCAAATATTAATTATGTAGAAAAAAACATAATGCGTACCAATGCTATTCAAGAAAAGTTTGATAGTGCTTTTATGAAGTTGGATATGATGGAATGTGACTCAGCTATCAGAACCCAAGCAAAAGTAGTTTTAAATAGTGTTTATTATATGATTCAAGGATCTATAGCAGCAGCTAATAATTGTGCAATTGATACAGCTAACAAGTTGTACAATCAAGCTAATAGACAACTTGATTACTTTATTGCAAACCAATGTGGTTGTACAGGAAACAACTATATAATTAATTTTCCTTAATATGGCAAACTGTAGAAACTGTGGAATGAAAGTTGGATGTGGCTGTCAATTAATAAATGGCCTATGTTCAGCATGTAATAACAAAGCAAAAAATGCTACAAAAAGATTAAAAGATGCTTACACCAAGATTAACAAATTGTGCAATAAATGGTAGTATCCCAGCAACACTTGCACAGCTTGATGCAAGGTTAACATATTGGGCAAATATTGAATATAACAACATCTCCTTTTCTACTAACACTTTTATCCCTGGAGATGTAATAGGGGATTTACTAAATTACAAACGTATATTAGAATATAGATCTTGTAATGCAGACTATGCTATGGTATGTGGGTTACCCACTACTTCGCAGGTTATAAGCAGGGTTAAAGTTCTAATTAATAAATAAATTATAATATGTCTTGCGAAAGTTGCTATAATGGTTGTGTTGATGTATTATCTGACAAATGTGTTAGATATACAGGGGACACATATGCATCAGTTGGTATTGATGCTGGTGATTCTTTATACCAAGTAGAAATTGCTTTGATAGAGAAAGTTATATCTTTCTTAAATGGAACTGGTATAAACATTTCTGTAAACCCTATTTACTTATGTAACTATATGCAGACATTCTTGCCTGCAGGTAGTACATTTAATATTCCTACAATTATTTCAGGAATTGTAAGAGCTATTTGTGATACTCATAGTAGTATTATTAGTATTAACAATACATTACAAACATTAAATGCTGATTATACAATTGGCTGTCTTACAGGAGTAACAGCGTCTTCTGACACTCATGATATTGTCCAAGCTACTATTACAAAGTTATGTAATGTAAGTTCAGATCTTGCAGCATTAACATTAGATGTAGATACAAACTATGTTAAGCTTTCAGATCTTGATGCTTTAATAGCTGCTTATTTAGCTAGTCAAGGTGGTGGTAATTCAAATCAACAATATTTAAAAATGGTTCCATATGTAGCATATGAATACTATGGATCATTGAATAACTTTGATGGTACAGGTGCAGGTATAAATGCTAATGGATTCTATAAAGTATATTTATGTAATGGTTTGAATGGTACTCCTGATAAAAGAGGACGTGTTGCTGTTGGAGCTATTGCTAATGTACCTCCAGTAGGAGTTGGCTTAGATGCTGCTGTAAATCCAGCAAATCCAGGCAATCCAAACTATGATATATATACTACAGCAGGTGCAAATACTGTTACTCTTATTACATCTCAAATTCCTTCACATTCACATACTGCATCAGTTGTAGCATCTGGAAGTGTAGGAAATCACACTCATATTGTTATGGGAGGTGGAGGTCCTGGTTCAGGAAATGTTCCTAATTCTACACAGGTTATATCAAATGAAACTGCACAAGGTGGAAACTCTTCATATAAGATGTTACCTGCTAATGTTCAATCACATAACTCTGGTATAACAAGTGCTAGTGGAGCTGGAGCAGTAACACTTAATGTATCTGTTATAAATGATAATACAGGTAGTAATGCAGCTCATACAAATATTCAACCTGTAATTGGTGCTTACTACATAATGTATATTCCTTAATCTAATTAAACTAATTATAAAATGTCTTGTTCTTCTTGTTCTCCTACTCCTGATCCATGCTACACTGCATACTATCACCCTAGCCAAAACTGTGCTTGTTGTGGTGGTATAGCTGTTAGTTGTGGATGTGGATGTACTGAAACTATTAGCGTTGCAGGAACTGCAGGTACTGGTGGCTGGGGCTGCTGGTGTGGTCCTACAGGATGTGCAGATGCTGTATATAATAGCAATAACACAGCATATGTAGGCCCTAATCTTCCTAACTCAGGAGTTAAGACTTGTGATTCATTAACCACAGCATTAGAAAAAATTGATGAAGCTATTACAGGTGGTGGAGGTGGAAGAAATGGTACTTCTGGAATTAGTGGTACTAGTGGTAGAAATGGATCTTCAGGCACCTCTGGTAGTTCTGGTTCTAGTGGACAAACTGGAGCTAGAGGATCTGCTGGTTTAAATGGTACTGCAGGTTCATCTGGTACATCAGCTTTATCTGGTTCATCTGGTACTTCAGGAAGTTCAGGAACTGCTGGTAGAAATGGTTCTAGTGGTACAGATGGGTCATCTGGTATAACTGGTTCTAGTGGTACAAGTGCTTCTTCTGGATCAAGTGGTACAAATGGCTCTAGTGGTACTAATGGCTCTAGTGGAACATCAGGAGAAAATGGCAGTTCTGGAACAAGTGGTACAACAGGAACTGATGGATCTTCTGGTACATCTGGTTCTAGTGGTACTTCTGCATCAAGTGGAACATCAGCAAGTTCAGGAACCAGTGGAACTTCAGGAACAAATGGTTCAAGTGGTACAAGTGGTACATCAGGTCAAGATGGAGATAAATACAGAACTACTTCTTCTACATCTTTACTAATAGGAATAGGTGCAAAAACATTAACTGTTGGTACAAATTTAGCATATAGTATTTCTCAATCAGTTATTGTAGCATATGATGGAAGTAATTCAATGACTGGTACTGTTACATCATATAATAGTGGTACAGGTGTTTTAGTTTTAAATATAACTACTACAGTTGGTTCAGGAACTTATACATCTTGGAATGTTAACTTAGCAGGAGCTGCAGGTGGTAATGGTAGCTCAGGTACATCAGGGTCTTCTGGAACTAGTGGTACTAATGGAACAAGTGGTACATCAGGGTCTTCTGGAAAAAATGGAACATCAGCAACTAGTGGAACAGCTGGCACAAATGGAACTAGTGGAACTTCTGGTACAAATGGAACTTCTGGTACAACTGGCACTTCTGGATCTTCTGGAACATCAGCTTCTTCTGGAAGTACAGGGACATCAGGTACATCAGGTTCAAGTGGTACTTCTGGAGCTAATGGTACTTCTGGATCTAGTGGAGCATCAGGATCATCAGGATCATCAGGAGTTAGTGGTTCTTCTGGAACTTCTGGATCTAGTGGAGCTACTGGTACTAGTGGGTCTTCTGGTGTATCTAATAGTATTTCTGGTTCTACCAATCAGGTTCTTAAATATAGTAGTTCTACTTCTGCTACAGGAACTTCAATATATGATGATGATAATTATACATCAATAGGTGGACCTAATCCAGGATCAAGATTGAATGTTTATTTAGGATCTGGTCAACCAGCAGGAAATTATGTTGCAGATTTTGCATCAGTAGAACCATATATGACACTTAGAGCATTAGGTGGTAGTAATTTCACTCAATTTAGAATGGTACCTTCAGGTGGATACTATGCATATATAGGAAACTGGGGAACAGGTTACACTGTAATTACAGCAGAGGGTGGAGCATCTTGTGCAACTATTAACACAGGAGGAATCACAGCTGCAGCATTTTATGAAACTTCTGATATTAGATATAAGAATATATTAGAATGGAACCCAGATATAAATGTGCTTGGAATAGATGTAATTAAATTCAAACGTATAGATGTAGAAGGTTCAGGTGCAGATAAAGTTAACTATGGTTATTCAGCTCAACAAGTACAAGAGATTATTCCTGATGCTGTTGATGAAATAAATGAAAAGTTAAGTGTAAACTATATAGCTCTTCATACATTAAAAATAGCAGCATTAGAAAAACGTATTGCAGAATTAGAAGCTAAATTAAATAAATAATGAGTTGGTCATCATTAGCAAATAATCAAACAGTATCATGTAGTAACTTACAGGATGCAGTTAATAATGGTGTATTTACATTAAAAAATACAATTCCAGTTAGTAATAAACAAATTAATAAAAGTGAAGCAGAGTATTATGTTTATATAAATCCTATTTCAAAAGCTACTAATCAGCTTGTTGTTAAATCTAATTTAGTTGCAAATACATCAACTACATCAACTACAACAACAATTTATTCAGTTCCAAGATACGCACTTGCTGGAACAGGTACTAATCTTTATAAATCTATTAATGGTGGAGCAAACTGGAGTAATGTTTCTTATTTTAATGGTAATGATATTGGAGTAGTTTGTGTTTCATCCACTGGACAATATATGCTAGTTTCAGCTTATCCTCTTGAGAATAACACAGAAACTCTATATCTATCATCTGATTATGGAATTAGTTGGTCATCTATTGCATCTACTACAAGTGGATTTAGTAGTTTTGATATATCAGATAATGGTCAATATATAGTTTATGTTATAGTAAATGGTCAACTTTATATTTCAAATAATTATGGATCATCTTTTAGTACTTCAGGTTCTCCTGGAGTAACAAATTGGAGAAGCGTAGCAATAAGTTCAAATGGTCAATATATAACAGCTGTTTCTTTTGGTAATGCTATCTGGGTTTCTTCAAATTATGGAGCTTCTTATACATCAAAATCATATTCACCAAATCATTGGGCAGCTGTAGTTATATCAAGTAGTGGACAATATCAAGTTGCTGGTGGTGATACAATATATAGATCAACTAACTATGGTTCTACTTGGACAAACACAGGAATTAGTGTATCTAATGGTTGGGGGGCATTAGCAATGTCTGCAGATGGACAACGTTTATTAGGTTTATCTTATTACAGAAACTTAGAACTTTATAAATCAACTAATGCTGGAGCTAACTGGTCAACAGTAACAACAATTGGATCTAGTGGAAATGGAAATTGGAGATGTGTTGCAATTTCTCCAGATGGAGTTACACAGTTAGTTGGAGCTAATGGAAATGTTTGGCCAACAAATGATATATGGTTATCTACAGATTCTGGTGCTAACTTTAGTGTTCGTCCTGGAACAAATCTTGGATGGAACAATATATCTATAAGTAATTAATTTAAACCAAATAAACCAATATGACAGTAGCAATAACTCTTACCCTAGCAGGATCTGATACAGGTCCTTTCAATATCTACTCAAATGTAGATGGATATACCACAGCAATAGTAACTGGAGTAGATAGAAATACATTAATAAGTGGATATAATATAACTGCTCCTGAAGGGACCACAGAAGTCTTAGTAAGATCTACAGGAGTTTGTCAAAGAAATCTTTATCTAGCTGTAGCAGGTGCCCCAGTTACAACCACTACAACTACTAGTTCTACAAGTAGTACAAGTACAACATCTACATCTACAACTCTTAATCCAGAGGATTATTATTTAGCTGAACTAGGATACTATGCTAAAGCTGATGGATGTCCTACAGGTTCAGCATTAAGAATATTCTTAGATGCTTCTGACTATACCTTATTTGTAGCCAATGGTTACTCATTTGCAGGCCTAGGAGGAGGAGCTCCTACAACTTGTACAGCAATTGCTAGGAATCAAGTAGGTACTCCTATCACTGCTCTATTATTTGACCAAGAGAATATATCATGGAAACTTACATCTGGCAACTTTACATATTATGAGTTCCAGTGTTAATATAATATAAAACCTCTGCTTGTTGGTTTGCAGAAGGTCTCCCCTAGGGTTTCTACCCTGGGGGTTTTTGTTTAAACTCTAACTAAAAAAGTTATTCTATATAACCAAAATAGTTAGGTTATTTTTGGGAATTTCAGAAATAGTTCATACCTTTACATTAATTTTTAATTAAAATAAACTACATATGCCTGAAAATCAAGCATTACTAAACCAGCTAGAAGAAATCCTACATTGGAAAAAGAGTAAAAAATTCTACGCTGACAAGCTTGGAATTGCAGAATCAGATGTTGATGAGTTATTGAAAGAGTTAAGAACTAGAGAAAGTATTGTAGAGGAAGCAGAAATGGGTAACTACATTTCTGAGCTAGAGGATACAATAGTAAAGTTTGAAGAGGATATAACCAAAGGAACAGGAGAGGTTATCTTCAATACAAAAGATGAAATTAAGAGTCTTGATGAGCTCATAGTAAAGTGTAAGATTGACACAGACAAATGGGAAATCACCAAATACGTACAGAATTATTGGGGAAATGGTGAAACACCTCATTGGCAAGTCAAAGCATGGTTAGGGAAGAAGTCTACAGAGCAAGTTTTTCAAGATGCATTTGTAGACTTTTTAGCTTCATATAAGCCTGTAAGTCAAGAAGTTATGAGTCCTAAGGTTGACTTTGACAAACCAAAAGGTATGTTAGTTATCAATAAACAAGACTCTCACTTAAACAAATATGATATAGATGGTAACAATGATGTTACTAATAGATTAGCTCATATTATGTACAAGGTAGAACTAATAGCTAATCAAGCTCAGCTTTCAAATAACCTAGAACAAATTACATATATTATTGGATCTGATGAGTTTAACAGTGAATATACTGGTATGACTACAAAAGGAACTCCTCAAACAAACACTCACACATATCACACTTCTTTTGAATATATCTGTGGACATGAAATCCTAATGATTACAATGTTATTACAATATGGAAAGGAAGTGAAGGTAGTATATGTAGCAGGTAATCATGATGAGTTTGTAGGATGGCATATGGTTAATTGGTTACAAACCTACTTTAGGAACACAGAGAGATTGACATTTGACTGTTCTCCTAAGTATAGAAAATATATAAGCTATGGTCAATCAGCATTGATGTTTAACCATGGAGATGCTATCAAACCTGCAAAACTTGCTGCATTGTTTCCAATAGAATATAGAGCAGGGTGGTCTTACCATGATAAATTCTATATATTTACAGGAGATAAACATCATGAAGTGAGTCATGATTTCAATGGCATTAAGTTTTACCAGATCCCAGCATTCTCAAATGCTAAAAGTCTATGGGATGATAAGAATGGTCACACAATGTCTAAAGCAGAAGTTACAGGCTTCTTAATAGATGAAGATGAAGGAATAACAAATATATTCAAACAGTATTTATAATGGCTACATTACGTAAAATGGTTTCAGATGTGCGTGCAATGCATAAACTATTATCAACAGATAACTTGATAACAGATAGAGTTGTTGCGTCTGAAATTAAGAATAATACATTTTTATTAGTAAAGAGGGAAACAAACCTTAGAAAGCTTTGGGCTACTGATACAGTATTCCAAACGCTTCCTTGTTTGCAGATGATAGAGGTTCCTATCTCTGATTGTTGTGAATATGTAGATCCTTGTAATGTAGCAAGAAGCAGATTTAAACTTCCTCGTATCAGCGAGGGAGATTACCAATATCTTATCCAAGGTGTTTATTCTATCAATGCTATGGGTGGACAAGGAAGAAGATTTAAAGAGATCACAATTAACAGATATTTAAATTTATTAAAGCTACCTATCATTAAGAAAGAGCAGTATTATTGGATAGCAAATGGTGGATATTTATATGTAAATAATCCTAGTTTGAAATCAGTAAGAATTGCTGCATTCTTTGAAGAAGATGTTCCTAATGATATACTATATCCATCAGATTGTGCATGTGGACCTATCCCTCCAGTAAGTGATGAAGATTATTGTATGAACCCACTAGATAAGGAGTTTGGATGTCCTGGTTACTTAGAGAAGCAAGTTCTTGAACTAACATCTCAAAAACTATTATCTACTTACTTTAGTATTAAGACTGACATGACATTTGAAGGTATAGATGGTCAAGCTCCTAATGCTAAACCAACTAGTTAATGCGAACAAAGATAGACTGGAGAAGCTCTAGTAAAGAAAACTACAATAACTTCTGCAAAAAAAATCCCACCATAAAAATTACATTTGATGCGTGGAGAAACATTATATATCAATATAATGATCATTTCAAAAACTACATTCTAGAAACAGGAGAGAAAGCAAGACTTCCATTTGGCTTTGGTGAATTCTCTATCAATAAAAAGAAGAGAAAGAAAATGAAGACAGTGGATGGCAAAGAGATGGTTAACCTACCAGTTGATTGGAAACGAAGTAAAGAAAAAGGAAAGATCATCTATAACTTTAACTACCATACAGAAGGATACTTCTTTGGTTGGATGTGGTTTAAAGAATCTGCTAGGCTTAGAAACATAAATCTTTGGTATTTCAAACCTTCTCGTACCACTTCTAGACTGTTATCACATTACATAAAAACAGATGATAAATACCAGCACCTTTACAGGGAATGGAAAAAATAAAAGACTATGGCATACTATTACAAATACAACTTTGTCTCTCCTGAGCCAATCTACTCTATTGTTAAAGAAGAATTAAAATCTTACTTTGACACTGGGGCTGTTGATGATTTGATGTTCCCCACTTACTTGGACAAATGTCTACAAAAGATGGGTAGATCTAGTTATGTTATTGCTGAACAAACATTAGATATTTCTGGATATGAAGCTAGACTTCCTGATAACTTCTTTGCTGTAAGAGAAGCTTGGATGTGTACAGAAATTCCTCAACGTCCATACCAAACAGCAAACTCATTCTATGCTCAGGCTGCTTCACAAACAACTATACAAGTCTCTCCTGTTATTAGTGGAACAGTACCATGTACTAATCCTCAATGTACAACAGGATGCCCTAGTTGTATGCCTGATATTATCCAAGCTGTATATAAGACCAATCAACAAATATCTAGAGGAATAAGAAAAGAGTATTTATTAAAACCAGGTAATATATCTTGTCAAGGCAAATGTGACGTGAGTTATACAGATGCTTGGCAGTTCTATACAAATGTACCTCCTGTACACGAGTTCACTCCAGGAAGTGCTAGCTATGATAGTTTTGATATTAGAGACAACAAGTTTGTTACAAACTTCCAATGTGGTATAGTTCACATGATATTCTATGCTACAGACTATGATGCTACAGGCAATCAATTGATTCCTGATAACTATCGTGTAAGAGAATATATAGAAGCCTTCCTTAAATATAAAGTTTTTGAAACATTATCTAATCAACTTAATGATGAGACATTCAATCAAATCCAACAAAAGTTAGTTTACTATAAGCAACTATCAGAAGAAGCCTTTATCATGGCATACACTGAAATTAAGAAACAAGATGCATGGACAAAACAAAGAAGAGTAAGAAATGATCTTCAACGTTTTGCTCAATATGAATTACCAAATAGAAGCTCAAGATATGGATATGGATGGAACAGCTAACCAAGGAACATCTAACGTAAAACAAGAATATAATCTTGGCAGAGTTGGATTAGACATGGACTCTTCTGTAAATCAAATACAGAAAGGTAAGCTTTCTTATGCTCTTAATGGAGCATTAGAGAACTATGATGCCAATTCTATAAGTTACCAGAATGAGCCATCAAATGAGTTTTGTTTAAACTTCCCTTCAGGCTACCATGTAATTGGTAACCACTTTATCCAAGAGAAAAATAAACATATATTCTTCTTAACTAATCCTGATACAGGAGATAGTGAAATTGGATATATGAATAATAATGATTGTATATATCATATATTATGTAGCCCAACACCTGATGGACATACAGTATGTGCCAACTCTAAATGTTTAAACTTTGATATAAACTATCCTATTCATAAAGCTGTACACAAGATTACAAACTGTTCTACAGAAATTTACTGGACTGATGGATTGAATCCAAGAAGATACATTAATATAGAGCAAGTTCCATATATTACAACATATGTAGGTAATCAAAATTGTGATCCAGTTATTACTCCTGTACTTGATTGTAACAAATTAAAAGTACAACCTAACTTCTCCATTCCTAATATAGATATTACTGGCACACCTGTAGGTGGAGATTTAGTGGCTGGTACATACCAGTTTGCTATTCAATATTGTAATGCTTCAGGAGATGGATATACATCTTACTATTCTGTTACTAATCCTACATCTATTGCAAACACAGATATCACTACACCTGACTTTAACTATCGTGTTGGAAAGTCTATTGCATTAAGCATTGGTGATATAGATATTACAGGATATTTTCAATACTTTAACTTGGCTGTTATTAAAACTATTAATAGTGGCACAAGTGTAGAACTTGTAGGAACATACAAGATTCAAGATAAAGTAACAACAGTTACTTATACAGGTCAAAATGTAACTCAGATTCCTTTAGCTCTTGGTGATATATTAGAAAAGTTTCCTTACTATGACATTGCACAAGATGTTACAAATGTGCAAGATTATATTGTTTGGGATAATCTTACTTCTGTTGATAGAATTAACTATCAATCAATTGCTAGTAATATTACATTACAATGGGAAACATACAAGCTACCAGCAGGTAATAATTACTCTAATGCTTTTTATACTTCAAACCTTAGAGGGTATTTAAGAGATGAAGTGTATGCATTTGAGATAGTGTTTTTATTAGACAATGGTAAACAAACAGATGGATTTCATATTCCTGGTAGAGTTAAGAATGCTCAAGAGATAGCCCAACCAGATGTGACCACAGCAAATCCAGACTACGTTGGAGATGGAACTCCTCAACCTTATTGGAAGATATATAATACTGCTGATGTATTAACTACCTATCCTGTTCCTACAACTAATGCTGGGAAGATAGGAGAAGCATATCCTTATCAGTCTGGAGAGTTTGCATATTGGGAGTCTAATGAAAGTTATCCTTGTAATGTAGATGTTTGGGGAGAATTAGCTGGTACTAAAATTAGACATCACAAGTTTCCTGATGTATTAGTAAGTCCTTTGTTTGAAACAACAGCAACAGATTTTAATGCTCCTGTTATGCAAAACAGAGCAATATATCCAATAGGTGTAAAGTTAGATGTACAACAAGTAGCATTCTTAATTGAAACTTCTAATTTAACAGATGCAGAAAAAGCTGCAATTGTTGGATTCAAAATAGTAAGAGGTAATAGAAGTACAAATAAATCTATTATTGCTAAAGGTATATTAAGAAACGTTGGTAAATATACTAGACAGGGTACAGACTTTTACTATCCTAACTATCCATATAATGATCTTACTGTTGATCCTTTCTTATTAGAAAAGAATAATGCATACATGTCTGAGTGTGATACTTTTACAGTATCAGCTTCAGCTGATGGTGTATACCAATATACAGACTGTTATACAGGGGAAGTAACTACTGGTAACTTTACTACAGCTACCACTAAGGTTTATTCCCTTACTCTTCCTGTTGTAAACTCAGGTACAGCTACATTTACAAATGTTACACTTGCTACATATGTAATCACTGCACAAGAAGGATGTAATGGTTTGTTTAATTTTAAACCTGCTCCTACATTTCAATATACAGATCCTACAACTGGTTCAGTTACAAATATCACTGTAGCAAAAGGAACAACAGAAACAATTAACTCAATAGGAGCTCCTACTTTTGTATCAGGTTGTGATCGTTATAATATAGTGGCAAGCAACAGAATAAATGTTGAAGCATTCCCAAAAAACTTAGATGGATTTAATAACACTGAATCTCCATATAGACAAGTATTTAACTCACCAGAAACTTCTTTTGGACAACCTACATTAGGTAATATTCTTAAATTAGAGAGTGCTATATATGGAGGTGGTAGAGCTCACTTTGTTCAAGTGCAGAAGCATTCTATGTATAAGCTTATTACTAGACAAACACAAATAGATGCTTTGAACTCTAGTAAAAAGATTGCTGATCTTGGAGGATTTAGTGCCACAGCATTCTTTACAGCATATCAAACTTACTTACAGATTTATATAAATGGTATTAGTAGAAAGAACTTTGCACAATCATTTAACTCTATATCTAGCTATGACTATAGTGCAAATATTCCTAATGATCAAGGAGTTAAGCAAAGACAATTAGACAAGTGTCAGTATGTATTTCCTGGTGTACAAAACGTAGGAGATATTCATGATCTTAATAACTTTAATAGAGAGTCTTCAATTTATACAAAAACAATTGAAACTAGACCTGGTGTTGGTACTATTTCATCATTACCTTATCCAAACCAAACTCCTTCATTATATGTAGGTGGTGTAAGTCAAATCTCTGATAACTCAAGATTTACTATCTCTCAAAAGAATAGTTGTGGTGCTCCTGAACTTCAACATGATATCAAAGTAGTATCTTATTATGGATCTATAAAGACTATTAATAATAGTCAATGGGGACAAATATATACATATCAAACTATTGATACAGGGTTCCAAAGAATATTTAATTCTCTTCCAGTAAATGACACTGAAGTAATATTTGGTGGAGATACATTTATTGGTAAGTTTGGATTTAAGACTAAGCTTCCTTTCTTTATTGATAATAGAGTTGGTGCTCCAGATGATTCTGATATCTACTATGATGAGTTAGGTAATATAGCCTATCCACAATATTGGTACTCAGCTAGATCTGTATTAGCAGATTATTATGTAGGTTCAACTTTGATGAAGAATCTTATTTCTACCAAAGCACATTATTTAGACTGTCCTAATGATAATATAGTAGATAATACTAATACTACCACTACCACCACTTCTACAACTCCTGCTCCAGGAACTGTAGTGGCTGGTTCACAAAACTATATATATGATGGTAAGATGTATTCTTTTGCATATGGTATTCCTTACTATTATGTAGAAAGTTCTATCAATGTAGACTTACGTCAAGCATTTAATAACTTAGAAGGTGACTTCTATCCACATGTAAGTTCAGGTATTCCTGATAACTGGTTCCAAGAAAGTAAAGTGCCTATTGCTTTAGATAATACATATTACTATAATACTACATATTCTAAGCAGAACACAGAGAACTATTTCTCTCACTTACCTTCAGATTGGATAAAGCAGCTCTGCTTTACATATTTCCCATTCAGAGCTATTTACTCTGATCCACAAGAAAGCTATTCTGATAATAGAATCAATAGCTGGTTGATATATCGTCCAATTAGTTTCTTTGACTTCCCACAAAACTATGGTAAGTTAATATCTTTAGATGGTATTCAAAACAGAGCAACATTAGCTAGATTTGAGAATAAGACGTTACTATATGGTAACTTGTTAACAATACAAACAAGTAATCCTCAAGCAGCTTATTTAGGTAATCCTTCTTTATTTGGTACTACTCCTCCAATAGATTATGCTGAAACAGACTTAGGATATGTAGGATGCCAAAATAAATTCTTGCTTAAAATACCTAATGGTCAGATAACAATAGATGCTAAGAGAGGTCAGATATTTTTAATTCAAGGTACCCAAGCTATGGATATCTCAGGATTTGGTTCTGGTCTTAATAGATTCTTTACAGACCATTTAGCATTTGAGATTCTTAGATATTATCCTACAACTAATACAGATAATAACTTTAATGGTGTTGGTTTACATGGTGTATATGATAGTAAGTTTGAGAGAATAATTATAACTAAGTTAGACTATATTCCTCAGCCTGGTAAACAAATCTTCTATGATGAAATTGCTCAGAGATTCTATATAAATCAGCCTACAGCTGGTAACACATCAGTTAAAACATATGTAGCTTTAACAGATATAAATTACTTCTGTAATAAGTCATGGACTGCTTCCTTTAACTTAAACACTAAGTCTTGGGTAAGTTTCCATACATATTTACCTAACTTCTACATAGGAGAGAACAACTTCTACTATTCTGGATTAAATGAGGGCTGTGATTTAACTGCAGTGGCTGTTGTAGAAATACCTTCTCCAACAACCACAACAACTACTACAGCAGCTCCATTACAATGTGCTTTAAATGGTACAGCAGAATATATTCCAGATCCAACTACAACAACAACTACATCAACTACCACTAGTACTACAAGCACTACTACAAGCACTACTTCAACTACATCAACAACAACTACACTATCACCTGCAGTTAAAGTTGGCACTGATTATGAACTTTTATGTGCTGGTGGAGGATCAAGTGTTTCAACTATAACATATATAAGTGGAACTAATATTTGTGATTCTACTTCTATAAGTGCATTAACATTCAATACACTAAGTGCTGGTAATTATACTCTTTACAGTGCTGTTTTAGGATATGTACAATATAATAAACCAGGTGGTATAGGAACATCAATTATGAATAAAGTGGGTGGAGGATGTACATCATGTTAACCAGTAGAAATTTCATAATATAAATATTAATAAGGAAGATGTCTAAAACAGTAATAATAAGATTAACTTGTGCAGGTAATAGAACTGGACCCTTTGATATCACTGATAACTTAGGGACAGTCTTGGGTACTAATATAACCAAACAAAATCTTATTGATGGTTATACTGTTAGTGTAGCTGATTCTGTTACTACTATTATTATAACATCTGTAGGTAAATGTCATACAGTTTTAGAAGTTACTATTGGTACTGCCACTATAGAACAACTTGCTGCCTTGACATATACAGAATGTAATACAGGATCTTTATGGAGACATCTAACTGATGTAATCAATTATAATAAGTACTATGGTAATATAGAACCATACATTATAGAGTATCCATTTGCTTACCAAAGCTATGACCAAATTCTTCAGAATGTAAAAGACTACAGTAAAGTATTTAACTACTTACCTATTCCAGATGGTGTGTTTAATGACAATGCTCAGATAAGTGTTGATAATCAATGGTTTAATAAAGCTGTAT